TTGTAAAAAATCTATATCTAAACCTGTTACATATAAGTTTTCGTCTTCTTCTAAGTAATCTTGTTCTAAGTCATCAATTTCTAAAAAGTCAATATCTAATGCGTCTGCAACTGCTTTAATTTTTTTTACATAATCCTCATCTTCTAAATTTTTTGGTTTTGCAACAATCAACATGTTACTAATCATGTCTATTTCTAAATCAAGTGTAACAGGTGGTGTTGGTGGATTCTCAGGCACAAAAACCTGTGTTGCCTGAAATGCTTGATTGAGTATTACTTGACCTGCAGCACTCTCAACACTTATCTCACCTACTAAACAATTACCATTTACGTCACATGATGGTAATAATATAATTGTAGAACCACCTAGTTCATCTATTGTCATAGAAAAATCTGTACCACGAACACCTATGGTTGCTGTAGGTGTCGTTATTATAATATCTTGTCTTGATGTTTTAGCAATCTGTCCTGACGCATATTTTATTGTGCCAAGTTTTGCTGATAAATTTAATTTACCTTTTTTTGTATTAGGGTCATATACAAATTCATCTATAATAAGTTTACTGTGTTGTGTAACATCAACTCTGGTATCGTCAATAAACAATATACCAACTTTACCGTTGCCTGTTTTTACTGTGTCGTATTGTTCTATTGGAAGTTCTTGTTCGATTGTGATATCTGTTTTATCACGATCTATTACACCTTTGCCTTCTAGTTTATCAACGTTACCTATGCTACCCCATAAAGAGGTAGCATAGAATAATATTAATATTATTGTAATCCACTTAGTCAGTTTGTGAAATATCAATGTCATGGTTGTCTCCACTTGTAGTCAATGTAATCATATTATCATAAACACCTGATTGTGTTATATCTACATCAGCGATTGAACCTGTATGTGAGTGAATTAAAGTGTGTCCGTTAACATCACCATCACCATTTATATCAATTAAATAATTATTAGTGTCACCATTAACTGTCAACGTTAATATAGCAGAGGTACCATCGATAGTAGCAGCAACTACGTTACTGTCACTTCCTGATTGTCCTGTTATACTCACAGTTGCGTTACTAGCATCAGCAGTTTCACCTATGTCGATATCTAAATCATTTGAGTTACCTGCCCATACTATTGAGGCAGTAGCAGTAGCACAAGAAGAATTACTTCCTGAACTATCACAATTGAAATCTATATCGTTTGAGTTACCTGTTGTACTGAACGTACCTGTGAACGTTGCACCGTTTACATCAAACTTTAAAACGTTACTGTTACCAACTTGATCAATGTCGATAGTGGTAGTAGCACCTGAGACTGTTGAAGCAGTCGTACTATTACCTACAGTGTTGTTTTGTCCGTCTTGGGTAATGTCGAGGTCTAACGTAGCACCTGATTGTGTCACATAGATGTCATTCGCCATTACCGGTAAGGCAAACAACATTACTATTACGATTAATTTAGCGTACATTTTGTTACTCCTCTATTTTAAATTCCCATAATCCCTTATCGATACCCTCATAAATCATATTATGAATAGCATGCTCGATTGTAGTTCTTATGGCATAATTGACCGGCTCATTAGTTGCGACACCGGTCTCTATTTCAAGCGCTTTTGTACTCATATCTAAAAACCTGAATACGTCACCGCCACTTGAATAACTTGCGATAGTCTTTGTTGCTGATGTAGTGAGTAATATCTCACCTGTTTGTACTGCAACAAGTCTTATCGAAACTGTTACTTGGTCTGTACGATATTGTTCACTAACACCTATACCAAAATATCTTGCACCTGCACCACCAGATGTAATGTTAGAATCATATCCTACAATACCACCCTCTACTATTAGTCCTGCAAACTTTAGAGGTTTTAATTGATTTTTTACGTCACTCTCTCCATCATATAATTCTCTTGTTGATCTAATTAATTGTCTTTCTTTTATTATGGCATCAAGACCTTGTCGTTCTAAAACTATGAACCAGGGATCATTACCACCAACTGCTTTTAATCCATTGATAACCCATGCCTCAGGTCCTTGTGTCACTGCGGTAGATAGTTGAGAAAATTTTACATTAGGTTTTCTTTGTCCTGTTCTATCAGGAAAATTATAAACTGCAATTGTAATTTGTGCCTGACCAAGTTCAGGTATATTATTTAATCTTTTCATTGTATCTGTTTCAAGTGTATATGGTGTTTCACCATAAAATACACTTTCAGATTTTGTTGAAGAACAACCACTTAAAAAACAAGTAATCGCAACTATAGCAGCAATGTGTGGAAAACTAATTGACATATTAAAACTTAAAGTCGCCTACAGGCACAGACATGGTTGTTGTTGAACCATCTGGTGATGTAATTGTTAATGTGATTATTTCTGTTGTTGTGTCTTTGACCCAATAGATTGTAGAACCTTCAACCTCTGCTGTGCCAGATGTAGGACAAGTGCCTTCACATTCTGTGCCGAACATATTGTCAACTAACTGTTTTGATAAGTTAGCATAAATTCTACTCTCAACGTTTTTGATAAACTTGTTAATAGTAGTATTGTTCTCGTCACGTTTTGCTGCCGCTGCCGCTGACTTAGCGTCATCTTTGACTTTATTTTCTCTACTATATCTTAATTGTTCAAGTGATAAAACATGTGTGCTGTATCCATTTCCAGAGAAAGAAGGATTGGAAAAATCATGTACTAATTCACTTGCGATACTAGGTGTCGAAAACACATAAAATAATAGTCCTAGCACCAATAACTTTAGTGCTTTCATATAGACTATTTATAAAAATAAGGAATATATGCCGACATATATAAGTGTCAAAACTATTATGCCACTTAATGTGAGACCTGCAATTTTAATCGCTTTTAGGTATTCTATCTGATTCTCTACGCTTGTTATCTTTTTGTTCATTTTCTCTCATTTCTAATACGGTGTTAAGTTTTGACCTTAATCGTATTAAGTCATTGTCTAGCATTCTAATACGATCTATTAGTGCTATGGTTGTCATTTGTGCCTTGTCTAACTTTTCAATTATTTGACCAGTCACATAATTGTATATGAAATATATAAACCAACCCATAGCGATTGCTGCAACTGTAGCAAACCCATATTGATTTAACATTTCAATAATAGGTGATGTAACTTCTACTTCAACCATTAATCCTTTCTTGCGTCTTCTTTACCATCTGACCTTGATATTCTATCTAAATCTGGTCGTAAGTTCAAAGCACTTGAAATCAATATATCTAATTTTATCATATCATGATTCATGGTTTTAATTCTATTATCTAACGCTGATATTAACATTGTAATTGTACCAACTTGTTCTACTACACCTGCAAGAATATATTTTAAAATGATGTAAATAAAAACACCCATAACAGCAGCCGCTGCTACAGGTAAACCAAATTGTACTAATATATCTAAAAATAAGTCCATGCCCTATTTAGTAGGGCATGAACATGTAAGTGAACAGGAGAGACTTAACGATTTACTCGTTAACTAATTTACTAAAGTAATTCATAGTATCGTCTTCACTATCATCACTAGGGGAGGTGGTTTCAATAGGTGAAGTTGTTTCACTTACTTTAGGTGTTTCACTTACTTCCTCAACAGCAGCACTTACAGGTGGGATATCTATCTCATCTGCTGTTGTGGTCTTTCCAGAACCATAAACTACTTTCTCAAATTTAATTTTGAGAGCGTCATATGACTTGAAGTTTGTTGGTGCTGAAAATTCTTTTAATGCGTGTTGTTTTTTCCACAATGCCTCAATGTAATCATCATCTTCATTTATTTTAGAAGGATTTTCAAATTCAGACTTATCATAATTCCAGTAACCATCAACTTTTCTGATTTTTAGTTTGAAGTTTGCACCTGCCCAAAAATCAAATGGGTTGATTGCCTGTTCATCTTCAAACTCAGGTTTCATTGCTTCAGTAATCTTGTCAAAGATTTTTTTACCAAACTTGTATAAGAATACTTTACCTTCGTTTTCAGGATGTGCAGGATCAGACACGACTAATATATTTGTGAAATAAGAAAGTTTTCTTTTTCTTTTTCTTGCAATCTCTTTATCTGCGTCAGAACCAGTATTCCAAAGTTTACTGTTTTCTTCACTTACAGGATCTTTTTGACCTAGTGTTGTTAAAGAGTTCTCAATATACCAACCACCTGGTCCTTGAAAAGCATGTGACCATACTCTTGCCCAAGGTAGTTCTTCACCTTCTACTGCAGGTAGAAAACGAATAACTGCATAACCATTACCAGTTTTATCTAGTTCAGGTTTCCAGAATCTATTGTCGTCTGATGAATTGTTGTTTGTTGTGGGTTGTGTAACTTTCTCTAGTTCTTTAGTAAGTTTGTCGAAGTTACCACGACTTCTTTTTAAATCTGCGAATGACATATGTTTGTCTCCTTATATTTGTATTCGTTGTATTCGTATTAATTGTATAATAGTATATATACAAGTTTTCTCTTTCATAATAAAAAAATTATCATTTAGCCCTTCGTGGGGTTAGTTGGAACGCACCCACAATTTTTCAGGAAGAGTCCAACATTTCATGCGAAGATATCGGTCCCTACTAATAATCTATCCCTCAGTGTCTTGACTCGTTTGAGCACTACCCTCTAAGAAACAAACTTTTTGCCCTCTTAAGCAATATTCAGTCAGAAGGAAATACAGTTTCGAACCTGTATTCTGCTGCTAAATGATAACTATATTATATCACGAACTAAACTAAAAGTCAAGCCCTAAATGTGACATAAATTCATTTTTATGCATATAGTTCACATTGGGTAAACTATCCCATTGTGGCATACGCTGTGATATCCTATTGTTGCCCTCAGGATTCACTTTAATAAACTCTATATCTTGATATCTTACCATGACACGACCCATTTGAATTACCCAATTCTGTGGTGTCACAGCACTTTCATTGTCACTTAAATAACCATTTGTATTTTTGTAGAGATTGTTTATAAAATCTGTTGTACTGTACATATCCATACCTATGAGATAACACTTCTTAGGTTTCTCTACTTTACAACCTATATACATGGCAGTAGCACCTGATGACCAACCAGGGTCTTTAGGTCCTCCTTCACCTTCCCAACCAGGATAATAGTCACTCATGATATCACTCAATAATGTTATGTTATTATCTGCAAGACCATAAGTCCATGTGATATAAACATTTTCAAAACCATCACCTTTCCACCTATCATCAGGTCTATTTTGATTTACTGTTTGTTGACCATGTATTACAAAATTAACATAATAATTTTCAGGTGTATGTTTCCATTCTCTTATCATTGGGTTTTTCATATTAGAAGTTTGTGCCTCTTTCATCATATCATAATGTTCATTAGGCATATTTTCCCAATCACGAAAATATACTTTGTTCTCGTCACAATAACCACTACGATATATTTCGTGTTCTAACATAGGGTCTACTGCAATAAGACCATCTAATTTATGTTGTCTAAAAATAGCATTACAACCCCATACTTTACCTTTTGTTTTTAGTAATTCAACATCTATGTCTGTTCGACTTTCACCATTACCTAATACAAATAAGTTTTCTGTCATACCATTTTTTTTAGAATCAGTTTCATTCTTTCTTTGTTGTATGTCAGAAAAGGTCCATACTTTTTTATCTTTGTTCTCAATGTCGGCCATATTATATCATCCTTTATTCGTTTACTAAATTGCTCTGTGTAATTAAATAAGTTGTTCAATATACATAATGTCTCTAGTGATACTCGTTTAGCAAGATATGTTTTGATTAATATTGGGTGTTGACCTCTAGTTACTTTAAATATCTTGTTAAAATCTTTTTCACTTTTTCTAAGTAGTTGTTCCATGTCACGTTCAAAATAATAACTTAAACCATCTATTCTTTTTTGTCTATCTAAATAAACCTCATTGTTCATATCCTTGATGTAATGTGATTTATTAGATATGATATTGCTAACAAAGTAGTCAACAATATTATCGCCATATTTTCTGGCTGCCTTAACAAAAAAGTATTTGTCATTACGTTGTATAAATGTTTCATACTTAGCATTAGTTTTACTGTTATACTTAAAATAATCGTATTCATCTTTTGTAAAATGTAACTTAATACCAAGATATTTTTTATATGCTTCATATCCTTCTTGCATTACTCTTTTTCAAGATAACTTATTATTTTTTCTGGTGTGCTCTCATTATACGGATCACTATCATTTGAAAAGTTATTAATACCTGGTTCTTCAGCAAGATATGTAATAATTTCGTTATCTATAATCATAGAATAACGCCATGATCTTAAACCAAAACCTTGTTTAGGTTTATTGACTAACATACCTAACGATCTTGTAAATGTGCCACAACCATCTGGTATCATTTTTACTTTCTCAATGCCTTGTGCGTCTGCCCATGCGTTCATTACAAAAGCGTCATTAACACTTATACAATAAACTTCATCTATGCCTAGTTCTTTAAATTTGTTATAACTTTCTTCATAACCTGGTAATTGTTTTGATGAACATGTAGGTGTAAATGCACCTGGTAAACCAAACAATACAACTTTCTTATCTTTGAATAGTTCTATTGTTGATACGTCTTGCCATTCGCCTGCTGTTCTAAATTTAAAAGTGTGATGTAATACATTCATAAATCTCCTATACTGGTAAAGTTGCTGTTTTTGGTAAAAAATTTAAATCTTGTGCGTTCATTTTAATTTTATCTTTTAAGTTTCTGTTTATTAAATGAGTAACTTGTTCAGGTTCTATTTCTTTTTCTTTACAATAATCTAATACTGCATCCATATGTGATATTCTTTTTTTACTTGCTATCTTTTCGATTAATAATGCAAATTGTTTTGGTGTCATTCTTTCTCCTTATTGTGTGGGCGGTGATTAGGTTCGCAAATGATATAATCACGCATTAAGTTTTTTAAACTAGTATTACCTTCTAAACACCCACTTTGGTATCCTTCGCTACGATTTCTATTCAACCTCGTCAGGCAGTCTACTCTCATTAGCGAAGGAATCGTTTACTATATCTAATAGTAATTCTGTATCAAATATCCAATCCATACCATAACCCATTAAACATGTTTGACCTGTTTCTTTAATAGTTAAAAATACAGAACCATTTTTTAGTTCTTCACTATACCAGAATGATACCCATGCAAAAGTTTCTGAATTAGGATCACCACTTGATTTTACATCTGACCATGCGATTGATTTTTGTTTGAATATACTACTCGCATATGAAAAAACTAAAGGTCCATCGCCACAATAAATTGGCACTTGCGTTGTTGTCATAACACCATCTGGAAATAAAGGGTGATCTTCAGCTTGTGCCTCATTTAATACTGCATACACTAGACCTAAGAATACTCCTATAAGAAATATACCTGCAATAAATTTAATTGATTTCATTATACTATAAGTTTACTGTCTGGTTTTACTAGACTAGTTGTATTTTGTTCATATGCATTTTTAATATTATCACCAGGATTAGTAGTGCAAATAATGTTATCTTTTTTAATCATAATAATTTCATCTTCACTATAAGGTATATAAGGTTGAAAACCTATTCTAGTATTTTCACCAGGTTTACCTTGCATAGGTATTAAAACAAAAGGTTTTTTAATTGCTTCATGTTGTTGTGTATGTTCTTTTTCTTGAGGTGCACCCACAACATCCTCACCTGTAGTTAGTCTGTATAATTTAATCGACATTTTTATTCTCCTGCCATTTATAAAAGTCTGATACTGCCTCTTTCAGTTGAGGTAGATAATCAATTTTCTTTTTCTTAAATACTTGTGTTGTACCTTCTTCCGTAGTAATTAATATTACCACTTGTGTAGGTTCTTCACCAAAGTGTTCTTTATACATTTCTGCATAAGCACTACCTTGTATAAAATAGTTTTCAATCCAGTCTTCTTGTTTCTCTTTTGTAGATGTTTTAAAATCTATAATAGATAATACGTCATCATATTCTGCAATACAATCAACACGACCTGCAACTGTGTAATCAGTTGAAAACATTGCTGCTTCTTGTAATCTTATATTATTTATTTTTGATAGTTCTGGTTTTAATACATTAAACATCATTCTAGGTAAGAATTGTTTTTTATATTTGTCAACTTGTTCTAGGTCAACATTGTTTAAATAATCTTCGACCATGTTATGTACTGCTGTACCACGATTTGCGGCCTGTATCATTACATGATTTGCAACTTGTTCGCCTACGTTCTTACGCCACTTTAACAATCCTTCTTTTTGTCGAATTGATAATACTGATGTTATAGACGGATAAATCTTTTTTGTTTCTTGATCTTCGTAAAATCTTTTACCATCTACGTTCTTTGCTTTCAGTAGAGGTAAGTCTCTTATTGGTGGTTGGTGTGTAAACATTATATAATCCTTAATAGTTAAACTATTATATCACGGTTTGACTAAAAAGTCAAGCCCTATCTTCTAGTAAAAAAAGGGTCTGGTTTCTTTTTTGCATGATCCATTGCTTTACCTAAGAATTTGTTAAAATCCTTATATGCCACATGTTGACCATATCTGTATGCTAGATATATTATTATGCATACTACAATAGTATGTGTTATTGCGTCCATTCTTTCGCCTTTTCAGTTACTTCCATTACTCGTCTTGTCCAACCTTTACCAAATGTAGAAAAGGTAGATAGACCTTCATAGTAATTTTGTCTCATCAAAGCATATGATGAAATAGTTTGTTCTAATCCGTAGTGTTCAACATAATCGTTGATTTTACCTAGTGTGTTAGGTCCTATGCCACCATCAACTGTAGTATTTACTAGTCTCTGAATAAATTTTGCGGCACGACCTGGTCCTGCATTAACAGCAAAATCAAAT